TTTCGTCACTACAGACTATTGCTTCTATAACTATGCAAGAAACACAAGCAACAAAATTAGGAAATAGTGTAACGTCAATAACAGATGGAGCCATGGAAAGATTAGTATTTGAAAATGGTATAAGAATATCTCTTTATACAATGGATAGAAGTCACCAAATTATGTGTCAAAATTATTGGAGAATGTATGGTTATCCTGTAAAAAGTTTAGCAACACCTAATATAAAAACTAATGACCATTTTAACTATATAAAAATGGTTAGTCCTAATATAGAAGGAAGAAACGTACCACAAAATGAAATGCAAATTATTAAAAATATGTTTGAGAAAGGGGTCACATTGTGGCACAATCCTGTTACAATGGGTAAATATTAATTATGTTTAGTGTAAAAACAGCAGGTAAAAACAGTGGTATGAATGAAGCTTATTCCTTAAATGGTCAAGCACAAAATTATTACCAAACCAGGTTGAGACTCTTAGCAACAAGTTGCTTTGAATGGGATGGATTACCAAAAGGTGTCCCTGAGAGATTTATAGAAAACTACCTATATACAAATGGAAAATTAGCTTTTGCAAAAGATCCAATAGTTGGTCTTATATGTTGTAAATGTACTCTTGGAGCTGACTTTACAATGTATGATGAACCTAAGAGCTATTATTTAACAGCTATCAATGGTTATAATGAAGAATTTAAAAGAGAAGATGTTGTACTTATTAGAAACAATAAAGATGAAATTCCAACTAATCTATTTACTGATTATTATATAAAACAACTATATGAAATAGATAGAACTATTGCAACAAATGTAATACAACAAAAGACATCTAAAATTATACTATGTGATGAAGCTCAAAAGTTAACTATGGAAAATCTTCTTATGCAGTATGAGGGTAACATACCTTTCATTCATGGATACAAACAATTAGATATCAATGCAGAAACAATTAAAAATTTAGATTTATCAAGTCCTTACGTAGCTGATAGACTACAAGACCTTAAACGTGAAATATGGAGAGAATGTATGGACATGCTTGGAATTAATAACGCTAACACAACTAAAAGAGAAAGATTAATAAGTGATGAAGTTAATTCAAATAATCAGTTATTAGAGCTTTCTAGTGATGTATTCTTAGAAAGTAGAAAATTAGCATGTGAAGAGATTAATAAAGAATGGGGTCTTAATGTTAGCGTAAAGAGGAGGGTTGAAAATGGCGAAATATACGACGGAGTTAGGGACTTTGATAAAGGCGAATTTTGATTTAGGTCTTAAAGATTATCCACTTTATCAAGAAGAACATAGAAAAGAATTAAATGATAAGATTATAGAACACTTTTATTTTAGAGAAATTGGACTACAAACTCCGGAACTATTTAAAAGGTTTTTAAACAGAAAAATGAATGAAATAATGCCATACTATAATCAGTTATATAAGAGTGAAGATGTTAAATTTAATCCATTGTATAACGTAGAAATGACAGAAACTTATGAACACAAATCACGTACAGATGGTACAAGCAACGTAAACGCTGAAAGTAATCAATCAACTAATTCTAAAGATAAATCTTCCAGTTCGGGATATGTAAATGGAAGTAATATAACTGATAACCATGTTGAAAATATAGGGGTTAAATCTGATACACCACAATCTAATCTTTCTATAGAAGATATTAAAAATAATAAATATGCAAGTGAAACTCAATACGATCACAATGATATAAAAAACAACGAAACTAGTAACCAAACATCTTCTAATGAAATTAACTCGGAACAAAATGCCGCTGCTGAAAGTAAATCAAATAGTGACATGAGTTCAGTACAAAATGTAATTGACTCTTTTATTCGAAAGACTGAGGGTAGTTCAGCGGGTTTACCATTCTCTAAAGCTTTAAAACAATGGAGAGAAATTATGTTAAATATTGATATGATGATAATTGAAGAGCTTGATCCATTATTTATGCAAATATATTAAAAGGAGTGATTATATGTTTAAAAATATTGAAGAAGTTCAACTATGGTGTCAAAATATTTTACCTACGGTATTTGATGATAGTTTATCTTATATGGAAGCTGTATATAGATTAAGAGAAATTGTAAATAAAGTAATTGAAGCGGTTAATGCACTAGGCGAAAGTAATAAAGAATTAAAAGAAGAATATTTAAAAGTTATAATTAAATTAGATGAAATTGAAAAGTGGATGAATGATTATTTAAATGGTTATAAAATTCCTAATGGGTCTATTACATTAGAAAAACTATCTTGTGATGTAATGGGAGCTATAGAAGAACTTGTAGTAAAAACTGT